AATATGGTATTGTGATGGGTAAAAACTTAAAAGGCCAAGAGGTTATCGACATAATAACTCACAAAGTTGAGCTCAAAAGGAAATTGCGCAAAGCAAAATTAAAAGAAGATCAAGACCAAATCAAAAAAATATCCAAAAAAATGGACAAATTAGATACTGATCTTCACTCTCGACCATTGTCAAAAACATAAATAAGACTATTACCACATAATTAGGAGAGTAATACAATGGGAGCATGGGCAACAGAAATCACTAATATAACTGCACAAATAACTGCAATACAATCTACTAAAACTAAACTTGATGGATTAGTCACCTTTTTCACAAACTTACCAGCTGGAACAACTAAAGAAGAATTATCTACAGCACTTACGGATTCTACTAATAGGAATGACGCAAGTTTCGCAGCTGCAAGGGATGAAGAGGTAGAAAGTTATGTTTCTTGGGATGCAACGCAGGCAGAAGTTGATGCACATATAGCTAGTAGATTATCTACGTTTACTACACATCAAGCAAGAGTAGCAACAGAGTTAACTGCATGTAGTGATAAAAAGGTTTTACTGGAAGCAAAAGAGGCAGGCACCTCTGATCCAGTTGCAGAACACAAACCTTTATAATCATAAATAGTAGACAGGCACACTAAAAGAGTGTATAATCTACTATTATGGCAGCGAAAAATCTACATTTAGAACATCTAGAAGACGAAATCATCAATCAAGGAATTGACGGTGGTCGTGGGTCTATATTCTTTCTACAAGGTCTCAGAGACATGTTGAAGGGTAACACCAACGATAAAGTTAACATGACGGTTAAATGGGATGGAGCTCCAGCTCTTTTCGTTGGCAAACATCCCGAAACAAATCAATTCTTTGTAGCAAAGAAATCCCTATTCAATAAAGAACCCAAGTTCTATACATCCGAACAAGAAATCAAAGATGCAACAGAGTTAAGTGGTGATCTTGAAACTAAATTCTTAGAAGCATTCAAGTATCTTTCAAAACTATCTTTTAAAAGTATCCTTCAAGGGGACTTAATGTTCACCAAGGGTGATAAGAAAACAAAAAAGATAGATGGTATAAATTGTATCACTTTCCAACCGAACACTATTTTTTATGCAGTCGATGTTAATTCTGCATTAGGAAAACAAATTTCAACAGCAAATTTTGGTATAGTCTTTCATACTACTTACAGTGGGGCAACAATCGATGGATTAACTGCATCATTTGGTGCAAACATTAAAGGGTTAGGACACAGTAACGATGTGTGGGTTGACGATGCAACTTATAAAGATATGAGTGGAAACGCATCCATGACTGCAAAAGAGACACTTAAATTAACTCAAGAGTTATCGACAGTGGGAAAAGCATTCCATGGTATCACTGCAAAAGACTTGGGTAAGTTTAGAGAACTTCAAGACATGATAACGACAAAGGGAGCTGGTGCATCATATAAGACATACATAAACACACAAATTAGAAGTGGTAGTTTTAAACCCACAGCAGATGATTATCTTAACCATTTTCAATCTTATTGGGCAGATAAAGTAGTTGCAAAGGTTAAGATGCAGAAGACAAAAGAAATTAAACAAGAGATCGGTGAACAGATTTATAATGATCTGAGAGGCCTTAAAAAATTCTTAACAAATTTAACAATCTTTCAATCACATATTGTTAGTGCAAAACAGATTATTGTCACCACCCTAAATAGAGTTAAGTCTGTAGGAACATTTAATAAAACTGATAAAGGATTTGTTGCAGTAAATCCCGAAGGTTATGTTGCAATAAACTTGAAAACTGGAAAAGCAGTTAAACTGGTTGATAGAATGGAGTTTGCATATAACAACTTCACCGCAGCGAAGGCATGGGATAAATGATAACTTTAACAGACAATGCAATACAAAAACTTAAAGAGTTTTTAGAACCTACAGAAATAGTCAGGTTGGCTGTTGAAGGTGGTGGTTGTCATGGGTTTCAATATAGATTTGGAGTTTCCCCATCAACTGAAATTGCAGAGGATGATTACATTATAGAAGACAAAATCAGATTAGCTGTAGACCCTGTTAGTTATATGTATCTAGAAAATGTAGAAATAGATTATGAAGAAAAGACATTCAATTCAGCATTTAAAATCAATAACCCTGATACGAAGGCAACTTGTAGTTGTGGAAGCAGTTTTTCATAATGAAGAAATTTAACAACATGATAACCGAAGGAAAGGATAAAGGAGCAGTGTTTACCTTTGGTAGATTCAATCCACCAACCGTAGGTCATGGAAAACTTGTTGATACATTGCTTAAAGCAACTAGAGGTGGATATAAACCTGTCATTTATACCTCACATACAGAAGACCCAACAAAAAATCCTCTGAAATATAAAGACAAGATTAAATGGCTTCGCAAATTCTTTAAAAGGGTAACAGTCGTTGATACTACTGCAAGAACAATATTTGATATTGTCACAGATTTATACGATAAAGGATTCAATCAAATACGCATGGTTGTAGGTTCAGATAGAGTTATGGAGTTTGATAAACTTATCAACACTTATAATGGTAAATATGGAAGACACGGACACTACAATTTTGACAAAATAGAGGTCATATCTGCTGGAGAACGTGATCCTGATGCAGATGATATAAGTGGAATGAGTGCATCAAAAATGAGAATGTTTGCAGACAAGGGTGATTTCGAGGAATTTAAGAAAGGAGTTCCATCTAGAAATAAAAAAGAGGCCGAAGGTCTATGGAAAGATGTTCGTAAAGGAATGGGAATCCGTGAAGAGACTATCCCTGATTACATTTATGAAGATTTAATCATGGAAGGTGTTTATGACTCAGGAATCTTTAAGGCAATATTTCTTATGGGTGGGCCTGCCAGTGGTAAATCAGCAGTGGTTAAACAACTTGCGTTAAAAGCATTAGGACTTAAATTGGTTAATACTGATTCTGCATTTGAATCGGGATTAAAGAAAGCAGGTTACTCTTTAGACATGAGAACTATGGATTCAGCTGTTAGAGACCCTATTCGTCAACATGCAAAGAGAATAACAGGTAAAGGTCTAGATGGATATATTGAGGGTAGACTTGGTTTAATCTTTGACACTACCAGTGCAAAATCATCTAAAATTAAAGCATATAAAACAAATTTAGACCTTCTTGGATATGAATATAAAATGATTTATGTAAGAACCTCACTTGCAAATGCTCAAGCAAGAAATGCAGAACGAGCAAGAAAACTTCCCGAAAAAATAGTTCAAAAGGACTGGGAAGATGCACAAAAAAATGCACAATATTTTAGAGGAATGTTTGGTGTAGATTTCGTTGAAATATTAAATGATGATACGTTTGCTGACTTAAAGAAAAAAGCAGCTGCACTCTATAGTAGAATGTTAGGATGGACGACAAAGTTCCCAACAAACAAAAAAGCTATATTATGGAAGCAACGAGAGTTAATCATGAAAAAACATAAATAGTATTATGCCTCAAATAGATAAAATCAGAGATAAAGTCAGAGAAATTCAAGAAGATGATATTGATGTCGTTTTCAAAAGGTATCCTTTAAAAAATCCAACTCATTCAACCACATTTAAAGAGTTAGTGGAAGATGCAGCCGCGGCAGCTTTAATCAAAGCAAAACAAGCAGATCAGATTCAAAAACAAAAAGACAAACACGAAAAAGAAGTAGAAGCACTTAAAGATCGTCATGAAAGAGAAAACGATAGACAAAAAGGTCTTGATGCAAAAGAAACAGAAGATGACGCAATAAGAAAACAAAGAGACGCTGAAAGAAAAACAGCTGAAAAAGAAAGAAAGAATACAAGTGAAGATGTAAAAGAAAGAGTTCAACCAAAAACTTCGGACTGGGAAGGTCGTGCTACTATATCGAGGAATGCTAGAAAGAATTTTTGGAAAAGTTTAAAGAAACAAAAGAAAGAAGAATTTGAGAAAACTTTAAAAACTTGGGACGTTGAGGAAGATAGAAATTACAAAAAAGAATACGAGAATTACCATGCAGACCCTAAACAGGTTGCAAGACGAAGTAAAAGAAACGAAGCACGAAGAATGTTAAAGAATAGAAAGGACATTAAGGGTAAAGATGTGCATCATAAGGATAATGATCCTATGAATAACGATAAATCTAATCTTTCTATTGTATCACAACACTTTAATAGAAGAGAACCAAGGTTAAGAGAAGGTGTTGATGGTGATGCAATGATTGATCTTATGCAGAAGTATCTTAATACAAAGAATAAGAAAGAGAAGAAGACTTTACTAAAACAAATTAATAGGTATCAAAAGAAGTTAGGTCTAAAAGTAACAGAAGAATTAGGTAAAGGTGCTACTCAGCAAGACTACATTGATGATTTTTTAAAGTCCGATTCACCACAGTTTGTTGGTAAATCTAAAGACAAGGTTATTCAGATGGCAGTAGCAGCTTTTAAAGCTAACTAAATAGATATGAGAGGAAATTATGTCAGGAAATAAAACAGATAACGGTGTATTAGAAGTAGGAACTGATGAGATCAGAATGTCTTACTCAGAAGATACGCCAGGCCAATACGTTGATGCGTTCATTAAAGAACAAGAAAAGGCATTCCACGAACAACAGAAGAAAGTAAAAAAGAATTTCTCCTCAGTATTCCAAAATCCGTTAAAAGGATTCCCTTATAACGAAGAAATCATAGTCAAACCTCTACAAGAAGAAACTATCCAAGAACTAAACACTAAAATGCCTGAGAAGGTGCAGAATCAAATCTTAGATATGATGAACAAACTTATGGACTTACCATACGGTTCCATTGCTTTCAAAAAGTTAAAGAAAGAACAAGAAGCACTTCAAAAGAAATACTCAGTTAAGAGAGAACACCACCAGTCAAAAGATAAACCTCATGCACATTCAATGGATGAAGCTTTTTCTAAGAAACAAGCAAGAGGTAAAGATATTGCAAAGAAGATGATGAAGAGTAAGACAATGAAAGCTTTTGCAAATAAAGTTGCAAAAATGAGTAAAGTTTCTCCTTCTGAGTTAGATAAAATACTACCCGATTATGTAAGTGGTGGTGATATAGGTGCTTTATTTGAAGCAAATCTTCAAGAAGGCACATGGGCAGTTCCAGATTCATACAAAAAACTTTACAACTTACAAGTAGGTTTCTTAGCTAATAAAAAGGCAGCTACTGAACTTAATTCAAGAAAACTTTTAGTAGACCTATATGGTATTTTTGGTGATGATTCATTATATGATGATGTCGGAGAATATATTGACACTCCCAATCCTAAATTTGATTTAAGAGAGTTAATTGTCAAACACTTAAAACCTTTTGGAATTAAAATCAATAATAGCTACAAAATAACTCATGCTCCAGAAGAGTGGATTGATAATCTAGGAAAATCAGAATCAAAAATTGAAGAAAGACTTATCGAAGGAATGCCAAGAAGAGGTAGAGGAAACATCAAAAAACCTAAAGGGAAAATGGTTTCTTTTGTAATGAGAAAAGAAAATAAGGAGAAGGATACAGTGTCAAAAGAAAATTATAATAATCCATCATTTGAAGAGTTCCAAGAAGCTTCAAGGAAAATGAGTGGTTCTAAATTAACTGGTGCTGAGATTAGTTCCTACTTTAGAAAACACAAAGTCAGAGATAAGACTGTCAGAAAAGCAGTAGAGATCGCACTTGATCACGGTGGTGCAATGAACTATGCAATTAAACAAATTGAAAAACTTAAAAGAGGTCTTTCTAATCATAAAGATGTGGAGAAAGCACTTGAAGTTGCAAACTTTGGTGAACATGTATCAGAGGAAGATGTTGAAAAATTCTTTGGATTCTTTTCAGAAGCATTCACAGATGCACAGATAGACAAATTAAGAAAGTCCTATGCTACTGTTAAAGGGATTGACCCAACAACAGGAACAGGTAAGAAACTCCTAGACTTCATGAGAGGTAGAGCCGAGGACGAATTAGTTGCATTATACAAGGGTAAAATCAATTTTATATCCTTACTTGCAGCGTCTAATTTAATTGCTCGATTTAAATATTCATCAGCTGATATTTTAAAACTGAAAGAAGAAAAACTTAAAGAAGCACCAGTATTACCATCAACTCAAGCAGGTCAGATACAAGGTGATCATTCAGTCGAAGATGGTGTTAAAAAGTATGAAGATGTGATCAACAAACAAATTCAAACAGGTCGATTTTCAAAATTACACAAAGAAAGACAAACAAAAATCATAGCAAGAAAAGCAAATAAATATTATCGTGTTGAAGAACATGAAATGGGTAGAGCAGGTTCTATCCACGCATTCATAGATATTTCAAATGGTGATATATTCAAACCAGCAAGTTTTAAAGCTCCCGCTAAAGGTGCCAGAGGTAATGTAACAGATCAAAGATACATAGATTATGTTGCAAAATATCCTGACTCGTATTACGGTGGCCATTTATACAAATAAATATAAGATATAATTAGGAGAGTGAAGTTGGTTGACAACTTAGCATATACTGAAACAGTCCATACTAAACACGGAACGGATAGGGAATATCATATATTGACCTTTAAAGAACAATTAAATTGGCATCGTTCCAACAAATCACAAACCATACACATATTATCAGGAACAGGTTGGCGACTTAAACAGAATGAAAATCCAACCATTGAATTAGAAGTAGGTAAAGACTATCAATTAGTCCCAAAAGGAGAATGTAGATTGAGTAAAGGACGAGAACATCTCGTCATGCGGATTGAGGAGTTATTTCAACCCTCACCAAAGAATCCAATCTTATAAATAATACTATGAGTTACAAATCTGAAAACTGGAAAGATAAATTAAACGAAGTTCGGGCTTTTACGCAAAAGGACGAAGTTAAAGAAGACGTATCTAAAGTAGATGAAGAAATCGAATTATTACTTCAAGAGTTAGACGAAGAAACGCCCGAAATAACAGAAGGTCGTTCACTGAGTCTCGATCAGATCAAAAAGAAATATAAGAGAGACCTTGCTAAACTTAACGGACAATTTCCTAAAGATAGAAGTCCTTTAAATCGTGCATTGTTGAGACATGCTTATGATCATGGTTTAATTAAGACTGATGATCCTGATCATGCAGACAAAGTTATTGATGGTTTATTAGATGATATGGATGAAAGTGTTGTTAGAGAAGAAAAAGTTTCAGTAGAAAAAACTGTAGAAAAACTCACAGAAAAAAATATGTTGGGTAGACTTGCAAAACAACTAAGACTCACCGAAGAGGGTAAAAATTTAATGTTTAATTACTTTGAAAAAGGGGAATTGAACCAATGACATTCAAATGGGCACAACCCAACCAATGGCAACAGTTAAAGGAAAGAAAGGGTGATGTTGAGATTATGGACATAGACCCTAAGAAAACTAAAGACCTACTTAAAGCATTAAAAAAGGCTGAGAGTAATATGGGTAGAGGTGCAAGAGTCATGGGTGACAGTGACACTTCTATAACAATTTCTAATATCCATCCAGTTTGGGGTGGTTCAGAAGTAGAAAAGGTGTTGTCTAAATTAAGAATAAGTCGAAATGATGTCGACATAAGGCAGGGATAAAATGACATACGGTGCAATAAAAACATTACCAGCAGGTTTAGTTGATTCAGTTAAAGAATTATTGAATTACGAACAATCTGTAAAAGAAGGAAAATACCTTAAATACTCAGACCTCTTGCTTAAAAAACAAAGAGAATTAGAGAAGATTGATAAAGAAACCGAGAGGAATCCTAACTACAATGGTTTGGGTGCTTTAAAGTCTATAAATAAAGAAATTAGTAAAGAAATGAAACACCTTGGTATTCGTGAAGAAACAGGTGATAAAGAAGAATATCAGAAATTTTTTCAAGCAGCATTGAAAAAGTTTGGTGTTAAGTCTCCCGCTGAATTAGAAGGGGACAAAGAAAAAGAATTTTACGACTATATCGACAAGAACTGGAAAGGCGATAAAGAGTCGGACTAACCATCATGGATCGTGTAGATGCAAGATATAGGGTCTTTAAAGAAAAACTTAAGAAATTAGGTTACATTAAAGACCAAGCAAATATGGTCAGACAAGTGATGGAAGTTGTTGCAGACTTCGGAATGATGTCCGATGCAGGCAATAAGAAAGTTGCGAGAGCAGTTTCCCAGTCAAAGACTGAAAAGGATTTGAGGGCAAAGTTAGAGAAAATCTCTACAATGGCAAAAGGGAAATATGCAGAAGCAGGTGATGATGATATTATTGATCGTGCCATTATGGCAATGAGCAGTAAAGCAACAGGGATACAGTTAAGACCTGATGCAAACATGTTTATGCAGTTGAAAGGCTTTGAGGACTTGAAAAAGGACGCAGAAGTTAGAACTGATGACATGAAAAAGACGAAGATCAAGTGGAAAGATGCAGTCATAGTTTATAAAGCTTTAGACGGTCTTAAACCACAAGATAAGTCTAAATATGTAAGACTGCTCCAAAAGGATCAGAGAACATTTAAAAAAACATTCAAGAATATCTTGGATATTGTAAAAAGAGGATAAAAAGATGGCATTATGGGGAATTACAGACGGTGCAGAATCAAAACCTAAGTATCTAACGCAAGAAGATAAGAATAATACTGTTGCAAAACCACATGGTTGGGAATTGCAAAAAGCAGTTGGTGCTAGAACACAAACTGAAACATTAGTTGCAGTTGGTTCTAAAACAGTTCTTTCTACTGCATTAGCAGAAGCAACAATCGCTTCAGTATACTTTGTAGCAGATTCTTATGCACGATCAGCAGCAGGTGGAGTTATCGTTTCATATAACGAACAAGTTAATGTGACTAACGGTGCAACATTAGTAGTAACTGCTTCAAACAGTGGAGCAACAACAGCTACCGCAGCCGCACACACTTCTGATAATACAGTATTGTTTGCATTTACAGTTCCAAACGCAGCAAACACGCTGACAATCGGAGCTCAAACAGTTAGTGGAACAATCGTAGATTCAGCCGGTGGAGCAACATCTGATAAAGTTATCGCAGCAGGAGATATAATCGATGCTGGTGGTGCTGGAACAGGTGGAACAGCAACTATAGCAGTAGCATAAGGAATTTAAAATCATGAAAACAAAGGTTTTAGGTTCAGAAGCAGCTTGTGGAACATCGACTACCAATGGTTCAAGTTTTGGATCATCAACGGCAGTTCGTTTACACAACTCAGGTGCAGCTGCAAGATTAGTTTCAGTAGAAACATCTGCAAATGTATTAATAGGAACATTCACTCTAGGTAGTGGTGCAACAGAGATGGTTCATAAGGACGCATCAGATGAAGTATTCGCTGCACACGCAGAAGTGTTAGGAGTAGGTGTTGCAATTACAACTTAAGGAAAACAATGAAAAAATTTAGTCAATTTATACAAGAACAATACGGACATCAAGAAGATGCTGGTTTATCCTCTCAGCATGTTCCCCACGACATTGATGATCCTGATGTTCAAAGAAAAATAAACGCAATTCTAGGTCATACTGCAAGTTCAGAATATATGACACCTGAGGCTGCAATCGGTCAAATGGAAGCAAAACTTTCATTACTCGGTTTAGCACCTCAAGATGGCGACAGAGAATTTAGTGAAAGTGGAACAATAGATATTCAAATGTCAAGATACGGTGACATCACAGGTAAATCAGTAGATACACCTTTTGATGAAATCGAACATGAATCAAGAGATTATACCTTATCAGTTCGATACGAACAGTTAGAAACAGGTAGTTATAAAGTTTACGCAAACTTCTCTTAATTTTAGAGTCAGGATTGACTCACTAAATATCTTTATATCATGACTATTGTTTTTGACAAACTCACCGCGAAGAATTTTCAGGCTTATGCCTTAAATAACTATGACGATCCTCAGTGCATAGACCTTCAAGATTTCCAAGAGGATGTTCGTAGATTCAGATACCTCAAACGACTTCTCCACAGATACCATGAAAATGGTGAGTTACGAGAACGTCTCATGTTAAATCACTTAATAACACTTTTCAATGTATTTGGGTTTGACCCATGTATGAGAATGTTACAGTTCAAAATCCAAGAAGACAGATATTGGTCTTCTATCAAAACCATGTTACTCTATCTAGGTTATATTGAGGAAGCATGGAAAACAGACATAGCAATAGACGATCTACTTGCCCAAAGACTCCGAGACCTTTAAGCTGGTGTAGCTCAGTTGGTAGAGCACCTCACTTGTAATGAGGATGTCGGGAGTTCAAATCTCTCCACCAGCTCCAGCCATTCAGTTACCATAAATAGATATATGAGGATTATAGACACTTTAATTGTATTCAGAATACTCAAGATGTTAACAACACCTTGGGAGAAACAATCTGCATACAAGCTTGGATTTATTGATAAGGCAGGGAAACGAATAAAATCTATTCCCCATCCCGAAAATAAAAATCAATATATTGATAATAAACCTAAAACATCGGAAGAAAAGGCTTCTTTGACACCTTTGCACAGGTTAGTCTTTAACCTTAAGAAAATAATAAACAAAGTTCCGTTTGGAAAAACTGCATTTGCCTCTTACGCAGTTGCGATTGCACTGTTAAAAGAAGAAGCAGAATTAGATGAAGATCAAGCAAATGAACTATGTGAAAAGTTCTATAGTTATTTAAAAGATAATGATTTAATAACCTCAAGTATGATCGTAGAGATTCAAGAATTAACTACAATAGGAACAGGTATTAAATACAGATTCAGAAGACCGTTAGAACAAAACGACAAAATTTATCCACTTAAAGAAGCGGTAGAGATTGTTGCAGAACATAGTCAGATTTTTGGTATTAACATATGGATTGGTTTTTCACAGAACGAAAGGGTATTGGTAACAGCAGATGACGTATATTAAATCATTTAAAGAAATAGTTAACGAAGGACAGTTCTCAAGAATTGCCGCAGACATTGAAGATGGTCTTTCACCACAGAAAATTGCAAAGAAATATGGTGTTGCACTTAAACAAGTCAAACAATGGGCAGCCGAGTGGAAGAAACTTGGGGAAGATGCTCCCATGAATGCAACAGGGGCTGCTGTGTCTACAGATAAACCTATAGTTAGAAAGAAAAAACAATATGAGATTTGGAAAAGAGCAGCGATAGAACAGAAATAACTATATTATGAATAAATTTTTCAATTATCTTGCATTGATGAGTGCAATCGGAGTTGCTGGTATCGCAGCATACTTCTCAGTTATTGGTCTTGCAACCATATTTGCTGGTGCATACTTGGGTGTTGTCATTATGACAGCTGCCTTAGAGTTTGGTAAACTTGTCACCGCTGCATACTTACACTTAAAATGGGATTTACTTGGTAAACAAAAGTATTATCTTGCATTTTCAGTTGTTGTTCTCATGTTGATCACTTCACTGGGTATTTTTGGATACCTTGCAAAAGCATCCTCAGACACTTCTTATGCAACTATGTCTGCACAAGCTGAAGCAGATCGATTCACTACTCAAATTGAAAGAGAAGAAAATAGAATAGAGACACTTACAATCAGACTTGATACATTTGGTCGTGGTCAATTTGATATAACCGAAAGTGTTAATGCACAGGAAGATATAAGAGACGGTGCATGGAGTAGAGTTCAAGGTGATATAGATTACTCACAGGGTCAGATAGATGATATTCGTGAAAGATTAAATACCTCACTAACTGCACTTGATAACATTGTTCTGAGTTATACGGAACAGGGAACAGTCACGGTAGGTGGTGCATTTAATAGAGACACTACGGATAATGTTGCATTAGGTGTTCAAGTAAGAGAAGATCAACAATCAGAAAGAAATCAACTACAACAGACTGCAAATGGACAGATCGAGGGATTTCAAACTCAAATAGATTCATATAGAGAACAAGCCCAAGACACTATTAACACTTCAAACACTGAAATACGGCGACTTCAAAATTTAAATAATTCTGCACAGGATGAGGTTATCGCTAATAGTGCAGAAATCAACTTACAAATAGATAACATTTATGATATAATAAGTGGGTTAAGAGATGAAAGATTTGTTTTTGAACAAGAAATCTTAGCATTTGAGAAAGAAGTCGGCCCAATTAAGTATGTTGCAGAAGTTATTTACGGTCAAGAGGAAAGTGTCAAGTATCTTGACAACGCTATTAGATGGGTCATTTTTGCGATTATCTTTGTGTTTGATCCACTTGCGGTGTTACTGTTAATTAGTTCAGCAGGATTAATTGCAAAACCATTAGGAAAAAAACAACCACCAATAGTTGAGAATAGATATGTTATTCAAGTTCCAAAGGACAGAGTTTTAAACCTAAATAAAGATAAATAACAATACAATAATTATAACTTGGAGAAACCCATGGCAGAAGAAGAAACACCTTTAGTATCAGTTGAAGAACAGATTTCAACTCTTGAAGGAAAATTACTCTCATTAGAAGTTCCATCGATTGGTGATGATTTAGAAGGCGAAGCACTTGAGTTAGCCCAAGCATCACTAGATGTTGCACAAGTATCATATGATGCTAACATCGCAAAGATTGAATCAAAGATTGAAGAGCTTAAAAATCCCGCTGTTGCCCCTTTATCAGAAGGTGGTAACGAAGATGGTGCCCCTGACGTAGAAGATGCCCCCTTAACAGAAGGTGGTAACGAATACGGTGAAGACGGCCCACCAGTAGAAGAAGAAGAGTAAAACCCTCTAGTAAATTCCTTAAAACTATAGTATAATAGATGTATAATGCTATGGTTGGAAAGGAAATATCTTTCTATGTGTATTGCTCATCTAGGGCATGCAAAATGGAAGAATGAGAACACATTAAATCACCGATGTCCCTATTGTGGAGATTCAAAAAAGAATCAATACAAAGCTAGGGGCTATCACTTTGTGATT